GGGACGCCGCGAGGCCTGCCAACGTGCCTGCCGTCGCGACCAGATCCGAAAGGTCCGTCGTTGCCATCCCCGCGTCCGCCGTATTGATGGCATTCTCCACTACGGCCTGGGACGCCGCGATGGCGGCCGAAGCCGCCGCGTTGGCCGGAGTGCCGGCCGTCAACGCACCCGGGCTTTGCGCCGCTGCCGCGGCCGAGGCCGTGTTGCAAAACGCCGCCGCCACCGTCAGATCCGCCGTTATCAATGGCAAGATAGCGGGAGCAGCGGTTGCAATCGACGGCTGCCCGCTGCTAACCACCTTGCAACGAATTCGGTAGCCGATCCACCAGCTGTTATTATACGTCAGCTCTAGATGAGAAATCACCACATTGTATGAGGCTGCGTCCCACGCGAGCGGCAGAACCGCCCCAGATTGGCGCATGGCATCGAGTAATCGCGCCTGATCCGGTGCCGTATCGCCGGTAAAGAATCCCCGCCAAGCAATGTCGTCATCGTCCGGGCCCATGGCATCGATAACCCGCGCGCCACCGGGCAGCTTGTGCACCACCAGCGCCTGAGCACCACCGAAACGAATACCCGCCACCGCCGCGAGTCCATCTAACACCACGGCGCCTAGCGTTACCGCCATTTCAGCCTCCAATCATCCGGCCCGTTGGCAACGGGTTGCGGCGGCCGTCAAACGCCGCGCCGCCGGCCGGCGGCCGCGCAGCCTCCTTCGCTAGGGCGCGAGACATCCATCGCCCCATCAGCGTTCCATCTAAATACACATCCCCTTGCTCGGGCCCGCCGGAGCCGCCAGTTGTGCCACCCGAACTTGAGATGGCACCGCCCGTCACCCCGCTAACGCTCTGCCCCGCATCGGACTTTATACCAGCGGTCATTGCACCCATAGCACCGTGCGTTCCCGGCAAGACATCGACATTCCTGCGCCGGAACAAGGCAGCAGCCGGCGCCTGCCCACCCGTCCGGCTCGCGACGGCAACGCGGCCACCGCCGATACCGATTTGCGCGGACCTTGCGCGCACCTGTGCCGGCGCTACGGCGTCCAACGCATGGGCGCGCGTCGCCGTGGCGGAGAAGGCACTCAATTCAGTCGCTGAAGGCTTCGCGCGCGCCGCTAACGATCTTGCGTCGCTTCGCTGCCCCCCTGAGGCAAAACCCGAAAGTTCCCTGCCGCGCATACGTGCGCCGGCAGGCTTTACCCCATCCGGCGCTGCGGCAGCCCGCAACCGCGCGGCGTCCCTGGCCGAAACAATCGACACCGCCAAGCGCCCGCCCTGTAGCAGTCGCCCGCTCGCGGCTGGCGGCAGGCCCAGCCCATTGTTCGTAAAGCCCGGCAAAGCTCCGCTAACGTCCACTGCCGCTCGCTGCGTTACCCCACGGCCGGCTTGGCCCAACTGGTCCACACTGGCTCCCACTAGGCCCGACGCCCCTGTTGTGCGATTTGAACTGGATGCAGAAAGCCGAACACTTTGCGGCACCGTTCCATTTGTGCGCGTGCCAGATCCGCCCCGCGCCATCAAAACCGCACGTCCCCGCGCGGCAAAACGAGCCCCTTCGTGCGCATGATTGTCGGCGGACCCTTCCGCATTAGCAAACGTCGGCGCCCGCACAGCATCGCCCACAACTCGCTTCACCCGTCCATGTGGCGCCGCGTGCCGCCCCACCGCGCCACTTCGCACCGCACGCAACATCGCCAGCGCCCGCCGTACCGCGCTAAGCTGCCGTGCCAATCCGCCTCCTAGCGCCAACCGCACACCCAAACCCGCACCCGCAAGCACCGCGGCGCCGCCACCCCGTATCACGCGATGTTCCATTGGTGCGCCTGCCAATCATATTCCAAACCATCGAACCGGCCGATAACCACCACCCACGCCAGCCGCTCAGCCGCAGGCAACGAAAACGCCACATCGAACGGCACCCCATTCCGGACCAGATACAAACTGTCCACCAGATCAGGGTGCCGGCTCAGTTTCCCGCGTCGGTCATCTCCTCGTGTCCCGCATCGGCATCCAGCGCATCCGCAATCGCTGCAATCCCGCCATCGCCAAGCCGGTGCACCAGCCCTTCCAACTGCGCCTCATTACCTGGCGCTGGCACCGGCACACCATCGATCGCCGTCACCGAGAACGCGAGCATCGCCATCCCCAAATACGGCGGATTTTCCGCAAGCGCAGCGCCAATGGCCTTGAATAGCCGCAGTCGATCCACTGCCCCCAGCCGCCGCAACGAAATCAACCGTCCCGCATCATCTCGCGCGGAAAGGTCTGCCGCCGCCGCGGCGATAATTTGCGCACTTGGCAAATCCATTACACGCGCGCCCGCTGGGTTGCGAAGAATTCAAGCTTTTGCTTCACGGGCGCATCCCCGCGCCACGTGCCCGCGTTGGCTAGCTTGAACACTACGCCGGAATACTGATATGTGGATACTGAACCGTCCACTTCCGCCACGTATTGATAAACCGTTCCCGCCGGCAAGCTACCACCGTTGAAAAACGCGAATTCTGCCACAGAAAAGAAATCGTCCACAGCACTTGTACCGCGTTCAACTTCAAAGCTCCCCTCCCACCCCTTTGGCAGCTCGGCGCCCATCGGCACACCATCCAGCCGATCCAGTCGAATGGATTGCGTCACCTGGCGGCTTTCGAACCCCGTTACATAGGTCAAATCCACGCGGCCAAAAGGGCCCATAACGACCAGCTGGCAATCCCGGCCGATCGAGAACGAATTTACTGGCATTTTGGTTTCCTTCGTGCGGCAATCATGCTTGGCAAAAATACAAAAAAAGGAAAGATCTTCCTCTAAAAAAAAAAGCAAAGAACTCTGTTCACTCAGAGCGCATCGATCCATCGCACGCTCTGAAGGTTAAAGTTTTTGCGGTTATTTCTTTTTTGAAATCACCCTTTTCAATTTCCGCCAGGCAATATTTGGCTCTGCACACTGACAGTCTGCCCGCCTTCTACATTGACGATAAACTTTTCATTAATGCCCTGATACTGCACCTGCGCGTCGCTTTGCACATACCCCAGGCTGGTCCGGCTCAACGGATTATTGCTCGCATCGCAAATCACCGAAAACGGCAGTTGCCCGGTCGTGCTGCCTAATATGCCCTGGCTCAATAGTCCCTGCAGAAAGCTCAACTGCGTAGAGCGAATCCGCTGGAACAAGGTCGCGTTGATCACCTGACCCACGAACAGCCCCATGCCGGCCGCCAGCGTCGCGGCAATGAAATTGGTCATGCGAGAATAATTATCACCCCAGGTCGCAGGATTGCTGGACGTATTATGTCCACACCGAACGCCCCAATACGCCCCGCCTGGCTGCGGATTTGAAATGACGTCGATGCCGCTCTGGAACAGCGTTTGCAGGTCCGTCTCCGCATAGGTCGCCGCTTGTCCGGTGCCGGGAAACCCCGACTTCTGCGTACCAATCACGCTGTAAAGCGGCTTATTCAGGCTGGATTGTTCCGGAGAAAGATTGCCCAGCCGCCCAGCTACAAAACCTTGGGGCGAAACCAGCCTAGTCACATTGTTCGTCTGGTCCGCCCAGTATATCCAGTCACCGAACATCATTTTCGCCGAGGACGAATTGAGTCCCGCGCCTTGCATCACGGTTACCGCATCGGAGATCGTATCGCCGGCGGGCCCCACCAGGATCATATACACGCCTTCCGACGCACCGAATCCGGCCTGTGTCACCCACTGCGTCGAGTCATCAGCATCGGCCAGCACGCCAATGCTGCAGCCCTGCCCGCGCAACGCATACATGCCGCTCCGGGGCAGCACATCTTGCCCCACCAGCGTCGCTGCCGTCACCGCGGCCGCGCCATCACTGCCGCCCGCCAGAGGCTGCGCGGTAAACCCAAGCGGGGTCGTTGTCGGCGCAGTGCCCAGACTCGCAACAACCAATTGCGACCGGCCAGACAATGGCCCGGTTCCATTATTGACCGCGGCCACCAGAGCCTGCCAGAACACACCGGGCGGCCGCGCCGGAATATTGTCGAAAACCTCAGTCACCGTCCCCGGCATCGCAAGCGTCAGTCGCCAAGTAAACGCCTGGCTACCCGGCGTCAGCGTCGCAGCAATGGAGTTTCCCAAAGACCCGCTATACAGCGCCGTCAACCGCACCGCGTAAGCCCCGTTAGCCGCGCCAATCTCATAACTCGCGGCCATATCCGTCCCGTCTGTCACCCGCACGCACCGAAACCCTGCAGCGCCCTGCTGCACGGCGGTCGCAATATTCGTCCCCATGTCATATTTTCGGACAATCACCGGCCCGAATGCGGTCGCGTAATCTGCCATGCTCCCAACGATCACGGGTTGATTGACAGGTCCCCAACTCGCGGTACCCACAACGCCAATCAAATTCGTCGGCACGCCATTCAGAATGAGATTCTGCGGCGGCACGATTTGCACATAAAGATCGGGTACCACCAATCCCGTGGTATTCAGGCTACCCTGCTGGAAAATCGGCATCTCAAACCTCCCGTCTGTGTGGCAACGCCTGCGGCGGCGTATCGGCTGCAACAAGCGCAGGCCTCATGGGCACGCGCACGCGCACCACATCGCCTGCGTGATCGCCAGCCAAGACGGCCGCCAGGTCGGCAGCATCTTTTATTTCCTCTCCGGTCACATACCGGCCAAATGGGCGCACCACCACCAACAGGCTGTCCATGAATTCTCCATCACACCATGATCGTGGTGCCGTTAAATACAAGATCGCCAAACAGAACGGTCGGGCTTTGCAGTGAAATGGTGGTGGCATACTCCACCGTATAAATCAGGTCTCGGCGATAAATCGAAGACGCCTGATCCTCATCGATGGTTGCGGTTGCTTTGTATCGAAGCCGCCCGCCGCTGCCATCAGCTAGCGTCAGAAATGCGATCGTCACGAGCTGCGAGGTCAGCACACCGCACGCCACGTCACGTAACTGCGGATTGGGCGCCCACACTGAAATGCGAAAATCCTGCTCCTGTCTGCCCCATTCCTGCAACGCGGTCGCTGCGGCCGCCGTGCGCGCCACAATCGATTGGAAGTCCGAAAGCGTTACGTTGGCACCACTCAGTGAGCAGGCCGTATTTCGGGCGATCTGCTCCGCCAGAACCGCAGCCACGAGAGCTGCGGTGTCATTGGGCC